GCATAACTTCCTAATCCAGAACTTGTGATATATCCCTGTGCTTTAACAAATGCAGTTGTTGCGACTGAAGTTGAATTATCAGAAGTAGAAGGAGTTGGAGCAGTTGGAGTTCCTGTAAATGTTGGACTTGCTAAAGGAGCGGCATCTGTTATTCCATATCCACTTAATGTAGTTGGTTTTCCTGTAATAGAAGTCCAAGGTAGAGAACTGACAGAAGAAAGAGTTTGATTTACCCATGTGGTTCCATTATATCCAAGAACTTGATTGCTTGTTGGTGAAGATATACTTACACCTGATAGAGAAGATAAAGCAATTCCTGATACAGCAGTATGAACAAAAGCAGTTGTTGCTAAAGAAGTACTGTTATCACCAGAAGTAGGAGTTGGACCAACAGGATTACCAGAAAAACTTGGTGAAGAAAGTGTTGCATAAGATGCTATTGCTCCTGATAAACCATATCCAGCGAATGTTGAAGGGGTCCCTGTTACAGAACTCCAAGCGATAGTTGTTGGTGCTCCAGTAAGAACAGAATAAGGAACAGAAGTTACTCCATATCCAGATAAAGTAGTCGGCGTAGAGGTAATTGAACTCCATGGTAATGAAGAAACAGAAGAAAGAGTTGCATTTACCCAATTAAATCCATTAAATTCAAGAACCTGTCCATTCATAGGAGAAGTCAGAACAACTCCAGATACAGAAGATAAAGGAATTGAAGAAATAGCTGTTTGAACAAAAGCAGTCGTTGCAATTTGAGTTGTATTTGTAGAACTTACTGCAGTCGGAGCAATTGGAGTTCCTGTGAATGAAGGAGAAACTAAAGTTGCGTATGAACTGATTGCAGAAGTCAGTCCATATCCAGCGAATGTAGTAGGAGTAGAAGTAATTGAACTCCATGGTAATGAACCAACTGAAGAAACATTCGCATTAATCCATGAACTTCCGTTATATTGAAGAACTTGACCAGAAGATGGAGAAGAAATATTCACCCCTGATAGATTATTCAAATAGAATGTTGAATTAGTCCAATTAGAACCATTAAAACTAATGATTTGATTTGTAGTAACTGAACCAATGAATTGAACATCTGCTAATGAATAAGCAAGATATACAGGAGAATTAACCCATGATGTTCCATTATATTTCAAGAACTGATAATTCGAAGGAGAATTTATATTCACTCCACCTAATGAAGACAAAGCTAAAGTTGCAGGAACCCAATTACCTGTACTTCCTTGAAAAGAAATTACCTGAGAATTAGTTGCAGAAGATAAATTGAAATCCGAGATATTAGTTGAATAAAGAGTTTGATTAACCCATGATGTTCCATTATATTTCAAGAACTGTCCATTAGTTGGCGAACTTAGTGAAATTCCAGATAGTGAACTGAAAGCAGGAGTAGTCCCTGAACCAGTTGCATTTACCCATGAGGTTCCATTAAATTCAAGAACTTGACCAGATGTAGGAGAAGATAAGGTAACATCACTCAGTGCATCCAGAGCAATACCGCTCACTGCTGATGAGATAGATGATGTGACATAAGCAGTTGAAGCAATCTGTGTCGTACTCACTCCTGGTGAAGCAGTTGGAGCAGTAGGTACCCCAGTTAAAGCAGGAGAAGCAAGAGTTGCGTATGAACTGATTGCAGAAGTCAGTCCATATCCAGCGAATGTAGTAGGTGTTCCTGTAATATCACTCCAAGGTAGAGAAGAAATAGAAGAAAGAGTAGTATTTACCCATAATGTTCCATTGAACTCCAATACCTGACCAGCGGTAGGAGAAGAGAAAGAGACGTCATTCAGAGATGCTAATGTTGAGTAAGCAGCAGTTGATTGATTAATCCAATTACTTCCATTCCATTGAAGATATTGACCAACAGAAGGAGAGATAATACTGACATCTGTTAAATTTTCTAAGGTATATGTTTGAGCAGGAGAATTAACCCATGCTGACCCATTCCATTTCAAGAATTGACCTGAAGAAATTGAACTTACAGATACATCCGTTAATTCCTCTAAAGAAAGAGAGAAAGTTTCTGTAAAATTCACCCATTTACTTCCGTTCCATTTTAATTGCTCACCAGTAGATATACTTGTAATTTGAACATCTGTTAATGACTCAAGAGTTCCTGAAAGAGAAGAGATAGGTGTATTAGTCCAATCAGTTCCATCGAAAGTCAACATTTGTCCTGAGGCAAGAGAAGAAGTAGGTGCATAAGGAATTATTCGCTGAGCAATTACATTATTTGCCAGAATAGTATTCATTGATAAATTAATTCCAGTTCCAGTGCTTGAGTCCTGTAATAATCCTCTGGTTAATGTTTGAGTTGAATTTGTATAAACGCAACCAGTACGAACTTCCCAATCGTTCCCATCGACCGCTACGATGTCGAATATTTCTCCGTCATTTTCAATTCCAAAGGACTGAAAAGCAGTTACTGCAGCAGAGGTATTAAAATCTCCAGTGAAACCTGGTGAATTAGAAATTGTACATTTCAATCTATTTACGTAAGTCATTGAGTAATCTCCAATAAAGGGAATTTAGTTACGAGATTTCTTGAAAAATCTCTGTTTTTTTCTTGTTCATTAACGATTTCATTTCTCAATGACTCGATAGATGCTGAATTTGATTTATTCACGAAGGTATTTTCTACTAATAAGATAGGCATCCAGGCGAATGAGCAACCCCATTCATCTTTATCCTCTTTAGAGAATTTAATATATTGTACACAACGATGGATTTCATTATCTTTAATTTCCTGACAGGTTTTACCGAAAGGACAAAAAGTCTTAACTGGGATATCACTCATTCATTAATTCCTTGAACATAAAATTGCATTCAAATATTGTGGAGTCCAAGAAGTAGGACCACTGTTACTATTTACAGTGGTATTCACAGTGATACCTGTAGTGCTTGTGCTTGTGTTATCATTATATGTGCTCGTCAAACATTGAGTAGTACTTCCTGTTTGAGGTTGAGGAGAATAAGCATGAGCATATTGGTGACTGTGTCCTGGGTCATTAACAGTGCTTGATGCTGTATGAATATGTTGAGGAACCTGAGCACCTGTTAGAATTATTGGGTCATTCGTACCACCAAATCCACCACCACCTGTTCCACCTGAACCTGTTGTTCCACCTGTTACAGAGACAACTCTAATCATTCTATTATTCGCTGAACCATCAATTACTTGAGTCCAACCAGTTGGAGCAGTTGGATTGAAGAACAGAAGTTTACTTCCAGAAGGAATTAAGGCATCCATAGCATTCTTAACAAAAGCAGTTGAAGCGATTTGAGTTGTATCTGTTCCTGTAGGAGCGGTAGGAGAAGTCGGAGTTCCAGTTAAAGCAGGAGAAGCAATTGGAGCAAAACCTGCTTGTTGAATAAAGCGAGTTGTTGCAATAGCAGAAGTTGAATCTCCAATCGGTTTAGTTATCGCAGTTGTTTGATAATTCAATAATAACCATGAATTTATAGAAGTCAGATAGATTAATTGAAATGCATTTCCTGCAGTTAGTTCTCCACCCGACAGAGGACCTCCTGCAGATACAACCGGTAAAGCACCAAGTCCATTCAAATTCAGAGATGCTGAAGTTGTATTAGTTATTCCAGGAACGAATGAAATTACATATCCATTCACTAAAGATATTGGGGCAGGTTCTATATTCACATTGAATACATTCACAACAGAAGATACATCAACCGCTAAGGTATTAGTTCTAATTGAAGTTGCTAAATTGCTTAATAAGGTGCTTGTAGTTCCGTCATCTATTGTATCAACAGATAATATTTTATTGATATATTGCGCTAAAAGAGATGTGCCTATTGTGCCTTGTCTCCAAGCTTTATTGCATTTACTTGAACTTGCTTGTCCTGTTGAGAAACCACTCGCCACCGCTGGGTCAGAAACCCAACTTGATTGAGCTTCAACATCTGCTCCTGATGAATTAGCGAATACTAAAAAGTTGTTTTCGATCGTCATAATTTATTCCTTTTAATTTATTTATTCACTGTATGTTAAAGATAATTACTAATTATTCTTGCATCAGAAAAACAGTATTTTGAAGTTCCATCAGTAGTATTTTGCTCATAACTTGTATTATAACCTGAGGTATAAACTTCAGAGGTATTATTGAATATTATACAAGCAGATGAAGTGCTTCCATTCCCTGATCTCTTAATATCTTGAATATTCAAGTTATTGATATTAACTAATGTTTGAGTTGTAATTCCTAAATTCAATGAGGTATAGATTCCTGAAGAACCTGACCCATTATATCCACAGAAGTATAAACCTGTTGGTTTCAATAACCAAACTTCAGCGGAACGAGTTCCACCACCTGAACCCGTTGTTGCAAAAATATTAGTTACAGTTGCTCCACCTGGGTCACCTGAAGTAGAAGTTACTGGAGAAGTTTGATTAGTAGTATTTCCTAATCCTAATTGTCCATATCCATTATAACCCCATCTTACATACGTTGAATCTGACAGAATCAGATAAACAGAAAGATTCAGTTTCTTCAGAGATGTTATTGTCTTTCCAGAAGGAGTATAGGCAATATTCCATGAAGAAGATGAAGTTGTGCTTCCAATTCCTAATTGACCTTGACCATTATAACCAGCAGTATAACAACTTGTGCTTGTAATACAGACAGAACTTTGATAATTCGCTGGAACTGAGTCATCATATCCTGAATTTTGCATATCAATAATAGTCAATCCATTCAAAGTAGGTAAATTAACCCAATATGATTTAGAGGTAGTTGTTCCATCACCAATTTGACCATTCGCGTTATATCCAGTTCCATAGACATTCAAATCAGTTGTTTGAATGAAAGTGCTTCCATTAGGTGAAGAACCAGGGAATATCTTCATAATAGTCTTACCTGAAGGAGGTATCATATTAGTCCAAGTATGTTGATCTGTTGTATTAGGAGTAGAAATTGAACCTAAACCTAACTGACCTGAATTATTTCTACCAGTGCATTGGAATACACCTGAGTTTAATTTAATAAAAATAGAGGTATTAACTGCAGTTGAAGCTTCATAAGAACGGGAATTACTTGGGGCATATATTCCTTGAACATTAGTTTGAACAAGAACTGGATATTGAGTGCTTGTTGTATTACCATTACCGAATTGACCATATCCATTATAACCCCAGGCATATAAATTACCTGAACTCCATAAGCAGTAACTCGTTTGATCGATAACTTCATATTGAAGAATACTTCCGCCTATTTCATTAGATGGGAATTGAACTTCACCAGATAATCCATTACCAGCAGCATAACCAGTTCCTAATTGACCATTAGTATTATCACCCCAAGTTAAGATTTTATTATTTGAAGTAAGAACAGAGAAACCAAATGAATTTCTTTGCATTTTGATAATAGAAGCAGGTAATCCACCAATTGCTGAATAAACAAAGGCTGTAGTTGCAATTTGAGTTGTATTAGTTCCTGTAGAAGCAGTTGGAGCAGTAGGTACCCCAGTTAAAGCAGGAGAAGAAAGAAGAGCAAAACCTGCATTCTCAACATAAGCTGTGCTGGCAGCTTTAGTAGAATTATCTCCAACAGAAGGAGTAGGAACAGTTACAGTTCCTGTAAAGGTTGGACTTGCTAAGGTAGCATATCCCTGATTTTTAACAAAAGCAGTTGTAGCAATATTGGTTGAATTATCTCCAGTTCCAGGAGTTGGAGCAGTTGGAGTTCCAGTTAAAGCAGGAGATGTAGCAGTGATATAATTCTGACCTTTAACAAAGGCAGTTGTTGCAATATTTGTGCTGTTATCTGACAGAGAAGGAGTGCTTACAGAAATATTTGAATTCAATAAAGTCCAAGTTGAACTTCCTGAGTTCCATTGTAAGGTGTAAGTTCTACCTGCGATTAATTCACCACCAATTAATGCACCTGTGACTGAATGAATAGGATATGGATTAATGCCATTCACATTCAAGGTCACAGAAGAAGTATTTGTCTGAGCTGGTTTAATTTGAACAATCATTCCATCAATTAAAGACGAAATAGCAGGAGTAAATGCAGCTGTAAGAACATTAACAACAGAAGATGAATCAACAAGATTTGCATTAACCATCATGGATTGAGATAATCCAGCTAATAAAGCACTTGTAGTTCCGTCATCTATAGTATTAAATCCAGTTTTTTCATTAATTAATGAAGCAAGAACATTACCCCAAGTAGCAGATTGTCTCCATAATTTATTCGCGGATAGATTATCAGCAATACCTGCTTGAACTCCATTCGCTAAAAAAGTAGGTTCTCCAACCCATGTTGATTGAGGTGTAACAGATGCAGAACTTGAGTAAGCGAACTGCAAAAAATCGTTTTGTATTGAAGGCATTAGTTTGCTCCTAAGTTTATTTTATTTGTTCTTTTTATACGAGATTGGCCCAACTTCCCTCTGTCCAACCGCCGATAGTTGCTGTTTCTTCATTCCAACCAAAGAATTTAGTTGTCGCTTCATAGGCAATTTCAACTCCAGCTGGTCTTAAGTCAAAGAAACCATGAGTTAAAAGATATTCCATAACTATTGAAACTGGTCCTGAGATACCAAGAATCATACTCATATTCTGATTATCTATAATATAGAAGGTATTATTAGGAAGCGCTAAATTCAAGGCATTAATCGCGCTCGGAATACTTCCGTCCCATTGATTAAGAGCAACCTTTGCTTTCAATATTGCTCTATATTCTTCATCTGGCAGAATAGTCATTTCTGTTACTATTCCATCACTCCAATACCCTTGATTAAATCCTAATCCATCAATATTAAAACTGAAGAATACATCTGTAATAGGAGTAGGAACTTGCCTTGATTTACCAATCCATTTACCAATTATATCCAGTGCATTTCCTGTAGCAATATCTAAATCAAATACCTGACTGAATGAATTCAAAAGAAGAGTATTCTGCCAGAAACCGCGAGTCAATAAATCCACAATTGCTGTAAATTTAGGTTGAAGGTGCTCAGAAGTAATTAAATTCACATACGGGTTTGTATTTGCTGATATTGGTGCCTGAGCTTGAACAAGAGCAATAATTGGTGAATTACTCGTCTGTTGACCAGCGAAATCTCCAATTGAACCTTCTGCAATAGCGGGATTGAGTGAGTTATCCATTATGCTAATACCACCGTTACATTACTTGGATTAATCTGAGCTAAACCATTGAATGGAATAATGACATTACCTGACCCATCAATAGTGGCTGTGCCTGAAGATATACTAAAAACACAAGATATTAAATGAAACTCAGGTTGAACCATTGCTCCATAAGCAGCAGTTAAATACACGTCATCTCCAATACCTAAAGTGCTGAAGTAATTCGAAAGATTCACACCTATTTGATTTCCTATGACAGCAGTATATCCTGTTAAAGCATGAATAGTTACTGTAGCAGTTAACTGAACATCTTGTGCTTCAAAGAAGTTAATGCTCATAAGATTTCCAGCAACAAGAACATTTTCAGAAGTAGTTCCATAAGTTCCAGTGCCAGGAGATTTCTTATTACCGATTACTCCTGCTACCGCTATTGGGTCTCCACCTTGAACAACAACTGAGATACTATGTCCAGGTATTCCATTACTATCTGTAGTTCCTGTGAAATTCTCATAAATTATACTTTCACTTACTCCAGGTATATTCTGAATTCCTGCAAGAATAGCATCAGAAGTAGAAAGAGCAGGAAATGAAGTCGAAATAGTTTGCCTTGTTCTCAAATCTCCATCTGTTTCAACTGGATTACCTTGATCGGCATCAGCGGTTGAAGTAGCAGATTGCCAACCTAAAGTTGGATTCTGAATGATATTGATTGAACCTGAAGGTGCTTGAATTGCTCCTGCATTTTGAGCCGTTCCAAGAACTGTAATAGAACCTGAAAGAGGAATTATAACCTGAGTTGGTAAATTCCATTGATTTCCATTTACATCTTGAACAACTCCATTATTAATTATACTTCCTGCAACTCCAATTACTTCAATTGGTGCAGTTGAGTTACTTGCGGTTAATCTTTGTAGTCCATTAATCTTCACTAAAGAAGATAAATATGAACCCATAGAGAAATCTGGCGCGAATCCATTATATGCCTGAATTACCGCTGAATTTGCATCTACTTGAGCGGCAGCAATAATGCTAAGTAATTGACCAGTTTTTGAATCAGGAGTAGTTACTGCGTCTGAACCCATTATTGCTTGATATTCAGTAACGAAGTAATTCAGAATATCGCTATAAACAGGAGCAGTTATTCCTGTAGATTGTATGATCGGGCTAACTGAAGATATTGTCATGTCCTATTGGTCCTATTGTCCTAAAGTAATTGTTAAAGTTCCAGGTCCATAAACAGTATTAATTGAAGCCTGAACAGAAAGATTTCTATTAATAATCTCTGAGGAATAACTTACTATTTCTACAACACCTTGAGTTCCTAATATTCTTGCTTGAATCTCGAGGTCATAATTTGTGTCATTCCCAAGAATATCTTGAATCCATGGAGTTCCTTCAGAAATATTCATGAACCACTCTCCAATCCATAATAATAATCTTGTTTGAACTTGTTGAATTACTATTTCTGGGGTATTTTGAGAATATGTATCGGTCCAATCTCTGGTTATACTATCTTGTAATCTATCTATCAATGGGGACCTCCTGTATTTCCACCTTGTGGGTCTGAATGAACATGTGTATCAAGCGATATCCCACCACCGGTAATATTCCCATTTGCAATTATTGTTCCAGAAACAGTAAGATTTCCAGTAATAGCAGTAGTCGGAGCGGTTATATTTGTATTTCCAGTGCTTGTAATATTAACTGAACTTGCTGTATTTATTTGAATTACATAACTCGTTGGGTTTAATGAGATAACCGCATCTCTATTATCTGAACGAATTTCTATAGCGGTTGTGCTAATACTACTCAATACTCTCGGTTGAGAACTTGGTCCAGGAATAACAAAACCATCTGATAAATCATGCATTCTCATCTCTAATTGAGGTCTTGGTGTAATATTAGTTCCTGACATACCTGATAATTGCCACCAACCATCAATACATCTTGATGAGAATATAATAAGACATTCATCTCCTTTCTTAATTGGGAAGGTTATAGTGCATCCTCCACCTCTTGGGAATACAACTGGGCAATCAACAAGAACTGGAAGATTTATTGGAGAACTTCCTGTGTCACTGAATTGAATGCCTTGTATTGCCGGTTGAACAGAACAAGTCATCTCTATTGGATTGAATGAAATAATTGTTCCAGGTAGCGCTGTCTGTATCTCTGCTTGTTTAGCACTAAATCTTGATTGATTTAACTCGAATTCATCTCCGAGTAATTGTTTTAATTCCATTCTTATCTCCTATCTCTACTGTGGAACTGAATATTTCAATGCACTTGGAGTTAATCCTGGTTCAATTGAATAACAAATTACATTCGAATACCAAGATTGACCTCTAATATCTCCTTCATGATTGATATAAAGCACCTTATATATTCCATTCGGAGATAATGGAGAAATATTCAAATTCCATTGTGCTTCTTCTTGAAGAGAAAGTCCCTGTTGAAGATATTGAACTGAACCATTATCTAATTTAATTGGGCATCCAATTTTAATACTTGGATTCAATAAGCACTTAACATGAATGCCTTCAATAGTTTGCATAGGTAATCCTATCATACCTGTTGCTTTATTAATTTCTTGAACTTCTTGAGAAAGATACCCATTCCTCGCGATAATATTAATTCCGCCATTTTCAATATGCCAATCAGTACCTGTTTGAGCGGTAGCAGTTCTTAAATGATTCCTAATTCGTCCATGATAAACTCTTCCTCTTGGGAGTTCTGATTTATCATCAATTCCTGTGTAATCTATTTTTACATCTGCTTCTTGAGCAATTCCATATAATCTCTGATTCAAATTACTTCCTTTATTAACAGTCATTGAGACGAATCCATTACTGAATAATCTGTCAGAATCGGTTGCTTGAATATCAAGGAAAGTATCAACTCCATTTTCCTTCCCTACATTAATCTGTCTAATTTGACCTGAGAATATCAGAGAAGAATTTCCCTCATATCCAGCAGATAACTGAACTTCAAGTCCTTCATTTAATATCTGCTTAATTGTATTAGGTGCTACATTATACACTCTTAATTGCAATATCTTAGGAGTTCCAATTACCGCTGCCTTAGTAGTGAATTTGAAATGAAGATTACTGAGATCAACAGTTATCTTTCCATTTGTAATCAGAAGTTCTGCTTTTCTAATCCATTGTTGAATACCCATTAATATTTCCTTTATGTTTTATTTGAATGTGTCTTTTAATATTATTACTACTGATTAATTTTTTACAGAGATCACATTCAATTTTTTTAATTTTGAATGTGATGCCTAATCGTGAATTTTTAACATTTTCTTTTTTAATTTGCTTTTCTTCTTCTGATTTATTTGCCCAATTTTCCATTAAAGATTTACTTCGTTTTTGATTTGAAATCCTTTTTTCTTCTTCAGTTCTTGAATTC